TGTTGATGATCGGTTCAAACTCGGGGGCCACTTCCGGTTCTACCGGCTGTGACGCGGCGGCGAGTTCCGCCAGGTTGTCGGCGATGAACTTCGCCGCGGCCTCCTGCTCGGCCTTCGGTGCCTTGTCGGCCAGTTCCCAGTTCAGGGTCTGGATGACCAGCACGGCGGCGACCTCGTCAGGGACGTCGACCACCTCGCCGACCTTGACGAGTTGCATCCCGAGGGCGGCAACCCGCACGTCGCCCAAGGGGTTGATGTTCTTGATCTTCATTGGTTCTCCCTTAGGGGGTCGTGGCTTGGTAGGCGAGGCTGAACAGCAGGTAAGCGACTGCGCCGTCCTCGCTGGGGAAGGTCTGCAGCTCGTAGGTTCCGAGGTGGCATTCCCAGAGGCCAGTGACCCCGAGGATCGCGACGTTGTCGTAGTTGTCGACGACGAACTGGCCGACTGCGGAACGGATCGCGAAGACCCGCTGGACGACGTCGAGCATGTCGTCGGAGCCGCCCGACGCCCAGGCAGAGAGGGCGATCGTGCCGTTGTCGTTGAACCCATCCGGGGTCATCGACGTGGCCCAGTCGGTCTCACCCGTGGCGCCCGAAGTGGGGCGGGTGGCGTCAGGATCGGTGGCGAGGATGCCGAGGTAGTCGCGGCTGGACAACCCGGGCGGGTTGCCGATGCCGATCTCCACGTCGAGCGTGTCGCTGATCTCCAGCAGCGCCAGAGCCAGCGCGGGGACGATCGAGAAGTCAGCCATCGAAGGGCTCCGCGAGCAGGTATGCCCGGGCGGCCTCGCGTGCGGCCTTCGGGATCAGGAAGCCGATCGGCGCCGTTGAGTTCGCGCCGAAGCGCCTCATCGTCACCAGGTGTTGCTGGCCGATCGCCAGGGCGAGCGCCTTAATCGGGGCGGGCACTGTGTTGTAGCCCGAGGTATAGGTGACCGCCACGTCGTAGCTGATGGTGCCGCCGTCCTTGCGGAACAGCACCTCGCCGTCGAAGTCGTAGTCATTCACGTCGAGCGCGGAGCCGTCGAAGTAGCCAGCGACTGAGGTCAGCGCAACCGGCCGGGCCTTGAGCGGCAACTCATCGTTGCCACCCCGGACCCGGCGTTCGGTGACGGTCTCGACCGGCGTGACCGGCCCGCACATCTCGCGCGCCTTCGCCATGGCGAGGTCGGTGGCCAACTGGAGGAAGTCCTCATCAGCGGGGGTCGCGTTCTTCACGAAGCCCCGGAGGTCATCGGTGGTCAGCCACGCCATGATCACTCCTCGCTGTCAGGCCCTGCGGCCTTGTCGACCTTCGCGCCGCGGCGGTTCTTCGGGGGCTGGGTGCGCTCCGGGGTGGACTCGCGGCGCATCCATGCGGCCAGCGCGCGGTCGGTGGGTTCGGTCTCTGCGGCCAGTTGCGCGAGCGTGGTGCCGCGCTCCGTGGCCAGTTGCCTGTAGTTCTCGGCGAGCTCGTCGCTGATTTCTGCCATGTCGATCTCCTTGGGCGTGCGAAAGGGCCAGACCGTATGGCCTGGCCCTTCTCTGTGCTTCGGTTTGCTGTTGCCTACATCAGGCGCGGACTCTCGCCTCGCTCAACCTGCTGGATCAATCCGGGGTAGGTCTCGACGACCCACGCGGCCAGATCTTCCGGACGCTGGCCAGATGGCTGGGGGGTTACCCAGACCTCGAGGTTGCTGAGCCGGTTGTCGGCCTTACGCCCGTTCCTGTGATGCACGTTCTCGAACGACCAGAGCGACCTACCGAGCGCCTCCTCGACAACCAGTCGATGCTCGAGCGTCCTGACTCGACGACCATCCTCGATGCGTTCGAGTTGGACGTACCCGTTCTGGTCAATGTGACGGTAGTGGAGATGTGCATGTTCTTCGCAACGACGGGATCGGCTCCCGGGGTTAGCCGGTTGATTGCTGCAGCCGGGCTCGATGCATTGCCTAGCTGCTTGCCGAGCATTCTCGCGCGACCGGTCCTTGCATGCCCTAGAGCAGAACATGGACGGCCGCCGCTGCTTCGGCTGGTACGACTCCCCGCACACCACGCAGGTGCGCGGGGAGTCGTCTGCTCCATCCTGAGGTTGGTAGCGCTCGCGGTGCCACTTCCGGTAGCAGTCCTTGCACCACGTGCCCTTGTAGAACTCCTGCTCGTCCTTCGTTTCGGTACACCGAGAGCACGCTTTCTCCATGCCCTCAGTCTACACTAGAAGGTCAGAACGATGGGGCTACAAGGCCAAATCCGGCGGCGGAGTTGCCACCGACCTTGCCCACGGCCTTCGGGTAGCGGGCCGCGGTGAAGGCGGCGTACCCGTAGGCAACGAGCTTGGTGGTCAGCTGGTTGCCCAGCGTCTGGTCGAACCGCAGCTCGCGCGGCATCCCGTCGCCGTCCTCCCAGAGCAGGAGGTCTTCCTTGCGGGCGACGATCGCGACATCCTCAGGGCCGGAGCCGATGTTGACGGGGATGTTCGCGTCGGTGACGACCGGCAGTCCGAGCATCCAGCCCGCAGCGACCGCGGCAGCGACGTCGATCTGGGAGTCGTAGACCCCGACCGCGTTGTTCGGGCCGCCCTGGTTGGGGACGGCGAGCGGACGGTTGGACGAGTCGAGCTGGCTGATCAGCCAGTTCCACCGCTGGGGGTGCACCCAGATGATCGTCGGCGCCATGAACCGCGTGGTCTGCACCGCGTTCACCTGGCCGGCGGTCTTGGTGTAGAAGGTCGCCACCGTGGCGGCCGCGACGAACGCGGTCGACTGGTTAGTGCTGGCCGTCTGGAGGATGCCCAGCATCTGGTTGGACGCACCGGAGCCGTTCACGACCTGCCGGTCGAGTTCAGCCGCGTACGCGCCAGCCAGGTCGGTGTAGACGATCTGGTCGATGCCGACCGCGCCGCGCTCGAGGAACTGCCGCGAGATGTCCTGCTGGCCCGCGATGGTGACCACCGGCACGGTGACGTTCTGCCACGTCTCGTCGGTGTTCTGGACCGCCACGTTCTCAGTCGCCTGAGAAGCAACCGCTGCGCCGATGACGCCCTGCGGGATGATCAGGGACATGCCCTGGTCCGGCAGAGGGATCGAGCCGATGGAGTTGGCGATCGGGCGACCGGCCCGAGCCACGAGCGCGGCCTGGTCGACCAGGTACTGCGGGATCACGAGACCGGCCGCGGCGCCCGTGGTCTGTGCGCGCTGGGTCAGCTCGCCCTCGCGTTCGACCTCGACCATGTGGCGGGTCAACCGCTCACTGGCCTTGAAGTCGGAGGCGTACTGCGCCCGGTAGGCGTCCACGAAGAACGAGGACTCCCCGCGCAGGGACTTCTCCTTGGAGTAGGTGCGCGGCTCGCGGACCGTGGTGGTGGAGGTGGTGCGGTCCTCGTGGTCACCGGCGGTCCGGGTGACCGGGGTGACGGTGGACTGCATCCGCTGCACCTCGGCGTCGGCGATGGCCTCGGCCTCGTACTCCGCGAGCTTGCCGCGGGCGGTGGTCAGCTCGGCGGTGATCGGCGCACGCACGGCGCGCAGCTCGTCGACCCGGGCGTCGTCGACAACCTCGGCGGACCGGGCGTCGTTGATGGACTCGGTGGCCTCGTTGTAGCGGGCGACCAGTCCATTGACGAGCGACTTCTGACGCTCGATGAGTTCTTTGATGGTCATGCTGATTCCCTTCATGGGTTCGGGTTTGGTGGTCGCCGACATCGGGCGGCCCTGCCTGGCCTCAGCGGGGCGGGGACTTCCGGACGGATCAGGTCCGGACTCGCGTTAGTGCGACGGTCGTGCGGCAGTCAGGACGTGAACTGCAGGTTCTCCTCCATGCGCGGTCGCGCGATGGTGGGCTGGGGAAGGCTGAAGCGCGCCGAGAGTTCAGCGAGCAGTACGCGGGCCTCCTCGTCAGAGGTGGCTCGGAGCAGTGTGGTCAGGTCCTGCTCGCGCAGGCCGCCCGAGGTGGTTGGATTCGCACCGAAGCCGACGATCGCCACGTCGCCGCGGTGGATGTCGTACTGGTTGATCCGGTACTGGGTGAAGTCCGGGGACCAGACCCCCTCGTCGATCCGGAACGCGAAGCTCATCTCGTCGATGAGCCCGCTCCGCAGCTTCGGCGCGATGTAGGCCACGTCGGAGTCGGTCGGATCGAGGTCGGGCGCCAGCGTCCGGAGGCCCTGGTCGTCCTCGGTCAGCGTCAGGCTGCCGTTGGTGGTGCGGGCAATCCGGCGCAGCTGCTGGTGCTGGAGCACCAGCGGTACATCGAGGTCGGATCTGGCCAACGACTTGGTTCCGGCACCGGCGGTCACGATCTCGTCGTAGGGCCCGAACATGTCCCACATCTGGTAGGACCGCTCATAGGTCGTGGCGTACCCGTCGAACTCCAGCTTCGCCGTGTCGGCCTTGGCGCGGAGTTCGATCATGGCCCGCGTGATGAGCCTGGCCGGGGATCCCACAGTCTCGGCGCAACGACGCTGCGACGGACGGGCAGCGCGGGTGACGATCGCCGACTGCCGGAGCAGCGCGGCCTCTTCGCGTGTGGTCATGCGGGGAGTCCCTTCGGGGTCGGGGTCTGGTTCTTCGAGCCGAACAGCCGGTCGAACTCGGCGTAGTCGGCGTCGGTGTAGGCCTGCTTGTCGTCGATGCCACGAACCTCGGTGACGGTGCGCTGACGGGAGTCGATCTGGGTCTTCATCAAGTCGGCCCGGGTGACCGGGTCCATTGCCAGGAAGGCCTCGCGGACCAGCCGCGCGTACCGCGGACGGGGCAGCAGGCTGGACAGCGCGTCGTCGGTGCGCTTCAGGTCCGGGCCCATCCGGCCGACCATGAAGTCGAGGTTCTTCTGGGTGATGTTCGCGTAGTTGATCAGCGCGCCGCCGGCGACCGGAACGTCGATCATGTTGGCCGGGGTATCCATGAAGCGGCAGAGCTGGACGTCGGTGTAGTTCATCGACTCAAGGAAGCCCGACTCGGCAGCCTTGGCCTGCGTGGCGATCCACTCCCAGTCGGAGCCGGTGACGAAGATCTCGCCGTTGACCATCGACGTGTTGTAGCGCGCCTTGACGTTGCGCCGCTGCTTCTCGGTGAGCGTCTGCTCCTTGTTGCGCAGGATGCCGCCGGGGGTGGCCGAGTTGCCGAACCAGTCAGCCAGGTACTGCGACGCAACCGCGGCGACCTCGACCCTCGTCATCGCGTAGACGATCGGGTCGAGCCCGACCGGGTTGCCGGCCATCAGTGGACCCCGCTCGTGCCAGACCTTGTCGGTCTCCATCACGGTCTTGCCGAACTTCCACTCAACGATCTGGTAATCGCGGATCTTGAGCCGGACGTCGTCGACTGGGATCGGCATGAACTTGGCCGGCTTGCCGAACGAGTCCTTCGAGGTGATCTCGGCGAAGTAGTTGCCGCGGGTCTTCAGCGCCATCCGGCGCGCGTAGTTCCACTCGGCGAAGGTCTCAGGCTGGCCGATGCCGAAGTCGGACGGGCTGACCAGCACCGGCGGCGCGGGGACGTTCGCCTTGATTCCGTAGATGATCCGGTAGACGTCGACCGGCATCATCGACTCGATGGCCGCGTGCAGGTTGGCGCCGGCCCAGATGACCGACTGCGCCATCGCCAGACCGGACGTCACGTCCGGCCGACCCCTGCGCGATGTGACCCGCTGCGGGATCAGGCTGGCCGTCGTGGTGGAGGCGTCACGTCGGAGGATGCTCATTCCCCACCCCCACCCTTAGCTCGTTCGATCAGCCACGCGAACCCCAGCAGCAGGACGCCGCCAAGGATGAGCCCGACCTGCCAGGACAACCACGGCGGCACCAGCACGGCTACCACCAGCGAGACTCCGACGATGACGGCCAGCGTTCCCACCAGCTCCAGTACTTCGGCAACCGTCATCCCACGGACTCCTCGGGGTCGTAGTCGACGCCCAGCTCAAGCCGCCAGGCGATCAGGGTCGCGGCCCAAGCCGCGGTGATGTCGCCCTTCGACGACCTCGGGGACCAGACGAACGTCTTGCCGCCGACCATCTGCTTGCCGACCGCCTTCATCGACGCCGACAGTTCGGGGTCACCGACGTGCGCGACGTCGCCGGCCGAGACCAGGTCGAGCAGATGTCCGCACGCCGCCGGCATCGCCGAGTTCGGCAGGACGATCAGCCGCAACCCGCGGATCTTCTTCAGCGCCGGCACGAGCGACATGGCCTGAGTGTCGGCCAGGACCAGCAGGGTCATCTGCTGGTTGCGGCCCTTGCCCGCCCGGGCCTTGAACCACGGCACGACCCAGTCGGTCGA